AAAAGTCATTAAAAAATACCTGCAACAATGGTGTAAACTCAACAAATTTCCTGTACGTATTTTCAAAATTGTAAGAAACGCATTCAAGTTTGGTGATAGTTTCTTTGTGAGAGATCCGCAAACACAGAGTTGGATGTATGTGGATCCTGCCAAAGTGGATAAAATTATCGTCAATGAAAGTGACGGTAAACGACCTGAACAATACATTATTCGCGACTTCAACCCCAACTTTGAAACATTGGCCACTACTGCTATCCAACCCAGCAATCAACATGGTGGCGGCAATCAATTTGGCGGAAGTTATGGAACTGGCCAAGGTGGCACAGGTGGGGCTAGAGGCATGACTGGTTCGTATCCTACCACAGCCAATTCCAGTAGATTTGCTGAAAATCAAAATCAATATGCCATAGATGCCAAACATGTGATTCACATTTCAATGAGCGAAGGGTTGGACAACAACTATCCCTTTGGCAACAGTTTGATGGAAAGCATTTTCAAAGTGTTCAAACAAAAGGAATTACTAGAGGATTCTATCCTTATCTATCGTATACAACGTGCTCCTGAGCGCAGAGTATTCCACATTGATGTGGGCAACATGCCCAGTCATTTGGCCATGGCATTCGTGGAACGTGTCAAAAATGAAATCAATCAAAGACGTATCCCCAGTGCAGGCGGCGGCGGACAGAGTTTGATTGATGCCAGTTACAACCCACTCAGTATCAATGAAGATTATTTCTTCCCAACCACTGCAGAAGGCCGTGGCAGCAAAGTGGAAATCCTACAAGGTGGTCAAAACTTGGGTGAGATTGATGACCTAAAATATTTTACTAATAAACTTTTTAGAGCTCTTCGTATACCCTCAAGTTATCTACCCACTGGTGGTGATGATGGTGGCAGTAACTATAATGATGGTAGAGTTGGTACTGCTTTTATTCAAGAATTGAGATTTAACAAATATTGTGAACGTTTGCAAAGTTTGATCAATGATCCTTTTGACACAGAGTTCAAGTTGTATCTGCACAATCAAGGCATTAATATTGACAACAATATTTTTGATATCAAGTTTAATCCACCTCAGAATTTTGCCAGCTATCGTCAAGCTGAGATGGACACAGCTAGAGTTAACACTTTTGGAACCATGGTCGCAGTGCCATTCATCAGTAAAAGATTTGCTTTAGAGCGATTCCTAGGATTGACCAAAGAGGAAGTCACACAAAATGAAACACAATGGCAGGAAGAAAATGTTGATCAAGCTCAGTATTTGGGAGCCAGCAGTGAACTAAGAAGCGCGGGAATTACTGCAAATAGCATGTCTGGCGATATTGGAGGATTAAGTTCACCACTACCAGAGCCAAACATGGCTGGTGAAGAGGACGCGGGCGGAGCTCCAGATATTGGTGGGGCTGGAGATACTGAGGCTCCGGGTGCTTCACCCGGCACTGTGGGATAAATATTGACATGATACTTAGAGAATTTTTATACTTTGATCGAAAGCAATCCAAACTCAGCGATGACAATCGTTACTTGAGCCACAATGACACATCTGTACTCAAGCAAAGTGATCTTAGAAAAACAAGGCTGACCCTTGGAATGATCAATGATATAAGAAAAGCCAGCGAAGCACATGATCAAGAAAGAAAAGAAGAACTGGTTTTGATAAGAAAAATGTATGCAACTCCGCAGGAAGGAACTGTTGCATAAACCATTGAGATAACACACACTATAATTGACACTACTTAAAAATTAAATATCTTTAACGAAAATAGAGCAATATCCATTGTGATTCCAGTTTTTGTGGCCAAAACTGTCAGTTTTAGGCCTATTTCTCACGTCTAAATCCTATACGATGTAAATATTGGTACAGCCTTGCCGCTACCTAACAGGAGAATTATAATTATGTCAACGAAATTTGAACAACTTTTAGACTACTTGGTCAACGAAGATCATGAAAAAGCCAATGAACTTTTCCATGAGATCGTAGTTGAAAAGAGTCGCGAGATTTATGAGAACCTCATCGCTGAAGAAGAAATGGATGATGAGGAAGAAATGGACGAGTCCATGCATGATGAAGAGGAACTAGAAGATTCCTACATGATGGACGGTGAATCAGACACTGGCGATTCCACAGATGATTTTGGCGGAGAGATCAGCGCAGATGGTGACAATTTTGATGCACCTGAAGAAGATGAAGAGTCAGAAGAACAAGAAGATTCCGCTATCATGGACATTAAAAATGCCATTCAAGAATTAGAAGCAGCTTTTGCAGAATTAGAAGCAGCTCAAAGTTCTGAAGACATGGAAATGGGCGATGATGACATGGACATGGAAATGGACGATGAAGAAGAAATGGATGACGAAGGCATGTATATGGAAGGTCGTCGCATTACACGTGAATATGTGGAAAAAGTTGGCTATGATTGGGATAAGAATGCACAGAAAGGCGAACAGCATAAAATGGCCGGAGCTGGTACTGGCGAAAACGAAGATCAAGGCGGACGCAATACTAAAAGTCCAGTAAGTTCAGGCAAAGGTAAACCAGTAACTGGTGCCAGCGCACAAAACATTGCTACCCATCATGATCATGACGATCAAGACGGTGTTAAGCCACACGGTAAAGTGGGCGGCGTAGTCAAAACTGGCGGAGAATTTACTCCTAAAGATTTGAAAAATCGTCCAGGTTCAGATGCTGGTAAAACAAGTTTTAAAACCAAAGTCAGTGGTTACGAGTACGGTAAAAAGAATGAAATGTCAAAGCCTAGCGGTTTAAACGCAGGTGCTCGTACTGGTGAGAATGACAACCAAGGTGAAACAAATCCGCGCAGTGTTGAAAGCGGACGTGTAAAATAATTAGAGAAACAGGATGAAATTAGCCTACTTACGTGAACATCTAAGTTTTGATCAATCTGGCATCGTCATGGAGTCAGATGACAAGGATGGCAAAAATCTTTACTTAAAAGGAATTGCCATACAAGGTGGTATACGTAATGCCAATCAGCGAGTCTACCCAGTAGATGAAATTGATCGTGCAGTTGGTACATTGATGGATCAAATTAAAAATGGTTACAGTGTATTAGGTGAAGTTGATCATCCTGATGATCTTAAAGTTAATTTGGACCGTGTATCCCATATGATAACACAGATGTGGATGGAGGGTCCAAACGGTTATGGTAAAATGAAAATTTTACCTACACCAATGGGACAACTAGTTCGAACTATGCTCGAAGCCGGTGTAAAACTTGGCGTTAGTTCTCGTGGTAGTGGCAATGTCAATGACATGAACGGCCATGTATCCGATTTCGAAATAATCACAGTCGATATAGTTGCACAGCCAAGTGCTCCAGGAGCGTACCCTACACCAGTTTACGAGCATTTAATGAATGCTCGTGGTGGTGCAAGAGCGTTTCGTGTAGCACAGGAAGTAAAAGAAGATCCAAAGGCCCAGAAATACTTGCAGGAAAATCTCTTGCAAATTATTAAAGGTCTAAAATAAGCCCGAGGAGATACAGATGTTGGAAGCATTCAAACAATTAGTTGAGTCAGGGGTAATGACAGAAGAAACAACGCAAGTTGTGGAAGCTGCCTTTGCCGCTAAGATTCAAGAAACACGCGACCAAGTCACAGCAGAGCTACGTGAAGAATTTGCTCAAAAATACAATCATGATAAAACCGTGATGGTAGAAGCAATAGACAAAATGTTAGCCGAGCGCTTGACCGCCGAAATGACAGAATTGCACGAAGACAAGAAGTCTCTAGATGAGGCAAAAGCACTATACCGTCAACGTATCAGTGAAGATGCTCGTAAGCTAGAGGGTTTTGTTATCAATCAATTAGGAAAAGAATTGGCTGAATTCCAAGGAGACCGTAAAAAAGTTTCTGAGAATTTCAGCAAGTTAGAGCAATTTGTTGTTCATGCTCTAAGCAAAGAAATCAAAGAATTTACCATTGACAAGCAAGATTTGGCTGAAACCAAAGTCAAGCTAGTTCGTGAAGCAAAAAGTAAGTTTGATGAAATCAAACAGCGTTTCGTTGAACGTGCTGCCAAAGTTGTGGAAAACACAGTTACACGCAAATTAACTTCTGAAATCAAGCAATTGAAAGAAGATATTGACAATGCTCGTAACAATGACTTTGGTCGTAAAATTTATGAAGCGTTTGCACAAGAATTTGCTGGCTCTTATCTAAATGAGAAGTCTGAAACAAGTAAATTGTTAAAGATCATCAAGAAGAAAGAACAAGAACTAGCAGAAGCAAGACACTACATGGCAGAGAAAGACACTCTAGTTGAGTCCACACAACGTGAAATTCGCGTTACCAAAGACTTGATGGAGCGTAAGGCTGTTATGAGTGAGATTTTGGCACCATTGGGTGCTGATAAAAGAGAGATCATGAAAGAACTTCTTGAGTCTGTACAGACTCAGAAACTTAATGAAGCTTTCGACAAATACCTACCAGCAGTCATGGAAGGACAAACACGTAAGGTTACTAGTAAACCAGTAATTTTAAGTGAAGGTTCAGAAGTAACTGGAAATCGTGATAGTAAGCCCGAGGTAGGCTTAGACAATATATTAGATATCCGCAAACTAGCGGGTCTAAAATAATTAATTTCAAGGAGACACATAATGTCAAAATTATTAAATGAAAGATGGTCAGAGACCAAAGAAGCTCTGCTTGAAGGCCTATCTGGTACACGTCGTGCTTCTATGCAAGTTTGCTTAGAAAACACCCGTAAGTATTTGGCTGAAAGCGCAACTGCAGGTGCAACAAGTTCAGGTAACGTAGCAACACTTAACCGTGTTATTCTACCAGTTATCCGTCGTGTTATGCCCACAGTTATTGCAAACGAAATCATTGGCGTTCAGCCAATGACAGGTCCAGTTGGACAAATCCACACTCTACGTGTTCGTTATGCTGATTCTAGCAACGAAGTCACAGCAGGTGAGG